GTGGAGACCAGTCTTATATATGTAGACCCATCGATTGTTTCCAACCGGCCTTCGTCAGTGCCTATCTTAAGTATCTCACCTAAACGCATACCGGTATTCAAACCAATTATGAATAAATCTGCAACCCACGTATTATTGGTCTTACGTAAAAAACTCTCGGTCTTCTTAATTTCAACTTCCGTGAACACGCGACCATGACCGGACCTGTTTACTTTAAACCAATTGAACTGAGGTTCACGTTCTATGAACTCAGACTTAAGTGCATGACGAAAGACAGACTTGATAGCTGTGTTGTAATGATTGATTGTATTACGTGTAAGACCTGACACTGACAGATGTTCTTGAAACCGGTGGATGTCTTTAGGCTTAAAGCTGTCGAGTGGTCTCTCACCATAACCGGCAAACGCTGCAAACCTCTCCAGCTTAACAAGACTTTCATTACGATGTTTCTCTGTTACATCTCTCCAGATAACATCAGCTTCTTGATTAACGTATTCTGCAAAAGTAATCATGCGTTACTCCCTTCTCTTTTATCCCACCATTTACATTGTGTATTAAGTAGATCGTGATGTTTTCTAAGCATAGACAAAGACCAAGATTTGTAACCATCACTTGCGAGGTGACCTTCTAGTCTTACTGTCATTTTAATAATACCGATAACAAGCTCAGCCCGCAGGTCATCACGTGGTACCTTCTTCATAAACTTGAGGGCCCTACTCATGCTGCACCCCCAGTCAAAGTATTACCCCACTGCTCGGCCATCGCTGACGCAAGACCAGGGAAAAACTTAGAGCGCAGCTTCCAGCGGTCAGCGCTCGGCGGTGCTTTGTGAATTTCATCACGTGCTGTTGAACCATCGACACTTCCCGTGGGTGTCAGCGTGGGTAGACCCTTGAGCCAGAGGCATGTGCGTTTCTTCACATTGTCTGGACCGGCTTCGTCATCAGCGAACTGCCAAGGCTGGACCGATTGGGCAAACTGCTCATAGTTACGGATGCGCTCTTTAGCGTGGCGATGCATGACTGGGTTTTCTACAGCCAGATAAGGAACGTCATGGTTCCATATGTCACTGAAAAGTGCAGCGCCCTCTTCGAGCTCGGCCCACATCTCATCGAGTGTTTTACCTTCGGGTGGTGAGGACAACCACCGCACACCAGAATTACATAAACGTGTGCAAGGTGGGTGGGCGACCATGATCATATCCCACTGTTCCATAGTCATAACATTACGTATGTCATCAACTATATGTCTGTTGGATAGGTCATCAGCCGGTAGCACATCGCAGCTCCAAGTATCAAAACCCAAACTGTTAAATGCCTGACGAACTGTACCGGATGTTTCACAACCAATCAGTACTTTGATGTCTTCTACGTTTCTCATATTGCCTTCCTTTGTGTATCTGTTTATTCACAGCTACATTGGGAAAACTATGGAAACTTGGTAGCGGAGGAGAGACTTGAACTCCCGACACGCGGATTATGATTCCGCTGCTTTCCCTTTGTAGCCTTATTATTATAGCCCTGATTTGTTTTACGTTCAACAACTATCGGAGCTTAATAAACTAATGAAATCAATGCCTTGTGTATCATTTTACCTAAAGTTGTATATAGGTGGACAAAAGTATCCCGAAAAACCACCGATAGAGGTTATGACCTACTTTTTACCAAACTGAGAGACCGCCCAACGGATGCCCATGCTTGCACCAATCGCGCCAAGGAAAGCATATGTATACCAATCCGGCGCATGTTCAGACAGATGTCTCCACCCTTCAGCAACTGTATCTTGGGTCCAAGGTAAGAACGAGCCTACGAAGGGCGCAAGAACGACAACCAAGGCCACCTCATCTTTATACGAATACTGAGTTTGACGCAGCGCCTCTAGATCGTAGTCGCGTTCAGTCGTAGCGCTCAGCTCAATTCGTTTTACTTCAGCTTCAACTTTTGCTGTCTCTATTTTAGCTTTGGCAGCAGCCTTAATCTGTCGTGTCTCCATGTAGGTTCCAGCGACACCGCCAATCACATTTGTTATTGCAGACCAAATCATTAGTCATCTCCACTTGCTATCATATCTGAAACTTCTTTAGCCCGACCACCCACTTGATTTGCCCACCGGCTATCAAGACACTCAAGAGCAGCATCAGCCCATTGGCTGTTCTTAATCAATTCAATTGTATTCTTAAACTGCATTAGGCGTGTGATGCCTAAGTTAAAACACATATTGATGAGAGCTTCTTGAACTTTACCAGGTATGTTGTTGAATGCTTCTTCACCAAAGAAGCGCTCTAAATCCTCAATAGCGACAGCTATGTCATCTTCTAGAATTACACGTGCAGCTCTTTCGGTTATTGGTCTGCTATCTAAGTTATGACCAATACCAATCGTATTGGCACCAGCACTACACTTATACATTCGAGTACGTAGTCCCTCATGTCTTATGAGGTCATCTATTAGTCTATCTCTATTCATTCATGGTCACCTTGTTATGAAATATACAACTGTTAATACAATTACTGACGCAACAATTAAGGCAGCAATAATAATAATAGTTTCTATGAGCTCTTTACGTTCTTGAACTTTCTGAGCCTCTATAGCTTTTCTTTTCTTACGGAGATCTATCCGCATTTTCATCATGTCATTCCAGGCATTGAAGCCTCTGGTAGCCATGACAATTTCACGTAAGTTATCTTCGGCATCCTTAGCAGCCATCTTTGCTGCGAAGAGATCTAACGCCTCTTCTTCGACACTTTGTTTTTTACTTTTCTCTTTACGAAAGCCGGTCTCTACTTCCTCGATAGCTGTCCACAAGCTACCTATCTCAGACATCATTTGTGTAATGTCTTTACCAACTTCAATCCCCTTCTTGACCGCAGCATAGGCTGCAGTAATCGAAACAGGGTCTAACATATATTCGCCTTTTACTTTTGCAGAACTCGATCTAATTTATCCTCGACACGATGGAGTGCATCTAGCACCCGATCCATGTCTTCTCTTAGCTCTGCCTTAGTTGCGAAATCTTCCCTGGTTCGATTTAGTAAAATATCAATGCGCTTAACTTCGGACAGTAGGTTTCTAAATGTCCAAATTGCCGGAGCAATAATTAGTGTTAGTACTACATTCCAAAGTAGCACCGGATTGTCTTCCATGACCGACCTCTAGTTGTGTAAGAAACAAATGTTAATTGTAGTAAATCCTAGAGATGGTATTTCTCTTAAGTTACTTGTGCTGAATGTTGCGCCTGGGTAAAGGTTTAAATCTGAGACTGTTAAGACATGATTATAAGCGCTGCGGTCCTTCAACATCTCACCGGCGTAAGCTACAAGATTATTATCGACCAAATACTGTTTTATCGTGGACCAGTAAGTACCTTTAAACAGCCAACCTTTAGATCCTGATGTGTCTTTTCCATGTAAACCACTAACTACAAAGAAGTGGTTGTCATCCGTTTTGTAACCTGTCAGATAACTGATGTCTTTATTGTCATCATCAGCTACAGCCAATTTAATTGGTTGTTGGTTCATACTGTTGAAGACTTCGGATTTGCAATGGTCATGTTCACTGTGAGGCATAGTCCCATCAACAATACTAGACGAACAGTCAGCCCACATTGCATCAAAGTCAGCTTGCGTGAATGTTGTAACTGAACGTGCTTGCATTATAAATTATCTGCCCCGTAGAAATCTGAGAAGCTAATAGTTCCACTGGTCGGCACTCCTGTATTGAGTGCAATAAAGCTCCCTTTCACAGTGAAGCCCGATTGTGTCAAACCGGCCCCACGATAATATTCCGATATGGAATGGGCCTGGCTTCCGCCCATTTCTGCGGCGATATCGGACATGCTTATCGCTCCTGATGTTTGTAAAGCCATTAGTCAGTCCCCCAAGGTAAATCTTCATCCGTCACCGGATTAGAACTTTCATTAATTTGGATTTGTATGCGCTCGTTTGGGTGAGTGTCTCCAGCGATTGCTGACTTGACCCAGCCGATTATTGTAGCTTCCGGCAACGACGCAAAGTCTATGAAATCAACTTCACTAACACCTTCAGCGGAAAGCGGAGTTGCACCACGAAATACTCCAGTACGCCCTTCACTATCAGTTCCAGTTTTAGACCAATAGACTTGTGTGACCGCCCGACTGTGATTACCACTGGCTGACGTTTTCAATTCGGTTACAGCCCAAGTGAATGTTAGGTGCGACCAATCGGTAGATGCATCGAGTGCGTCTTGATCGGCGAATACACCATCAGGTAAATCTTCTACTTCACTCATGCTTCACCTTTAAGTTCTTTGACTTCTTGTTGGAGTTCTTTGATAGCTTCGATAAGCAGTGGAATAATCTTCTCTTTGTGAACAGTTTTGAAGTCGTGGTCTGTTCCACACTTCTCTGTGTAAGAGCCATTGAATGGGGCAGTTACGACTGCGTCCGGTAGAACCTCCGCTATTTCTTGAGCTACTACTCCGTGTTCATGCATACATTGAGGGTGGAAACCATACTCAGATGTAATGTCGTCAACCCAATCGTAAGTCACTCCGTTTATTTTATTCAGTTTGTCTAATGCGTTTTCGATAGGCTTGATGTTAGTCTTTAATCTTCTATCAGATGCATATGCCGTGATGTTTCCAGTACCTGCATAATTACCAGCAGAACCATTTAAGAATATTCTTGCATCACCATCAGCGGCAACATACATTCCCCATCCACTACCTTCACCAGTTAGCCCAATAAAGGAAGCAGTGTTTTTAGTGTAACCTATACCATACATGTTCCCAAGACTACTCTCGTTTGGGTTGTAGTTAGAGCCGATTGTAAATATTGGGTTTGAAGTAAATTGATTAGACCCAATATTGTTGTAACCGCCGACTAGATGACCACGATGATGTGACCTTCGCCCAATGTACTCCATGTACGAAACACTGCCTGGATTGGTATAGTAAGATGTGTTGTCACTGTCGTAAAAGATTGGCGCACGAAAACTTCCGGCAGATTGCGAATAGCTTACTTCACCAAAGAAAAAGTAATCCGATAGATACTGGAGGTATCCACCACGAGAAGTAGTTGACCCTGAATAAAAAGCAACATATGGGTTTGCGCTTCTATACAAGGCTAACGAATGAGTGCCTGTAATATTGGTAGACGTTCCACCTTGAAGGTGACCTGCCGCTGACACATCACCATCAACTCTAAAGTTAGCAGGAGTATAAACTCCATTTGTAAATTGTGAGCTGTCATTTAACCTTAAATAACCATCAGTGCTGTCAGCAGACAGCGCAGTTCGACCATCAAATGCTATGC